CAATTTACAACGCATTGCCTCAGCGACTTCTTCTGAAATGTAGTAGAAAAACACTAAAGTCTACTCTGCTCAGCAATATCATTTGTCTTAACATGGTCCGTTGGAATAACTACAAGATGCTTTACGTAGCTCCACAAGAAATGTCCACAAAGTACTTTTCAAGTAACTACGTATCCAACTGCTTTGATAGCCCAAATCTGAAGAAAATCTTCGTTAAAGGGTGGCAGAAGAATGACGTGTATGAAAAGATCTTCGCAGACACAGGCAGTGCCGTATTGTTTAAGTATGCGAAAGAAGATGCAACCCGATGCCGTGGTCCTGCTACTGATCACAATATTCATGATGAGGTACAGGATATGCTTTTCGATGTGCTTCCCATTATCTCAGAGACAATGGCACTCTCAAAATATAAGAGAGAATTCTATGCAGGAACTCCGTTAACCACGGATAATACGATCAATGAATTATGGAAAAAGTCCACTCAGTTAGAATGGGCTACAAAATGCTTAGGTTGTAATCACTGGAACATGCTGACAATTGAAAACGACCCCATCAAAATGGTGAGACCGTTGGGATTAAGCTGTTCAAAATGTTCGAAAATTCTAGACACTACGCAAGGTGTCTGGGTTTCTACTGCTTTGAATCCAGATAAGACCGATCTAGTTGGCTATCATTTAGCTCAACCGATCCTTCCCCATTTTAATCAAACAAAAAAGGAATGGGATAAAGTTTATAAAAAAGTTACGGATGGGAGTTACGGCAACCACCAAATATTTAATGAAGTATTTGGACTCGCTTATGATGTAGGTAGTAAGCCGATTACGAAAGAAGAATTAAAAGAGTTGTGTGTGTTAGGGCCAATCAGAAACGATTACGGGGAACTTAACATATTTACCAAGAACAGAACTACCTATAAGAAAATCACAACAGGAGTTGATTGGGGTGTAAATATGATAACTTCCAGAACAGCTTGTGTTCATGGTGCAGTTCGTAGTGACGGCCTTTATGAAGTGTTTGATAGTAAGATTTATGACACCAACGATTACGAAGGTCACATTGTGGATATTGCTGCTCAGTCTAATTTCGTAAACTCAGCCATTGCAGCGGATGGTGGGCCTGACCCAATTCGATCACATAAACTGGGTGAGTTGACTAACCCATCCAGAATATTGATTGTTCGTTATGGTAACGGAAAGCTTGTGCAGAGTTACGATCTACCTAAAGGCGCTCCTGACTGGAAATCTGCCAGATGGGTATTGCATAGGAGCGATTGTCTTTCATTCACATTTCGTATGTTGAAGGGAGGCAAGATATTATTTCCTGCCTACAGTGAAATGGAAAAGTGTATGGATGATATTCTTAGTGAATTCATCGAAGTGAAGGAAGGTGCTTTAGTTAAGGAGTTGATGTATAGTCACTCCCCAACAAAGGCAGATGATTACCTTCACGCATTAACTTTTGCGTTAATTACAGCTTACACAGCTATCGGAGATCCTCAATTGAAGGGACCTTCTTCCTCTATGGGAATCAGTGATGCTGACGATTAATCCTTATATACTCTGCTTCCAGACTATTAAAGATCTGAACTTCTGTGTTGTAGCGAACAGCTAAAGTATTCAATTCAACCCTGACTTCTTCAGAATCTCCAGCCAGTTTAATCTTCGCTGTGACTGCATGGATTTTTTGAGTCAACCAGTCACAGGAACGGGCATGGACATCTAACTTGGAAAGAATCTCCAAGTTTTTTGCGAGTCTTTGTTCGGCATTCACGATAGTTTATCCATGTAGTCCAGTATGATTTCCAAGTGAGTCTGGTACAATTCGGTCAGAGCTTCATTCTTAGTAACATCATTAACTGGTACTGAGTTTGGCATGATCGCAGTCGGAAATATCTTAGGTGCTTTATGTAGGCCGTACTCGTAAAAGATATGGCCTACATAAGCACGAACTTCATCACCGAAGATAAGTGCCTCATCCTCATCAAGGATTTCGGATTTAATCAACCTAGCTTCTGCAACACCGATAGCAATTTGTTCTGCTTCTAGTGGGTTTAAAACATCAAACTCAGTAGGTTGATTGCTCAAGAGGTGACAGCAAGTCTCAAAGACTCTCCAATCATACTCAAAGTGATCGGTCAAAAGAATGTTAATGGCTGCTTGCAGTTTATCATTTTGCAGGTCTGACAGCCTCACATCGTAGTCTCTATTAATTTCCATACGTAGGAATTCTGCTTCTTCTTCAAGAATAGATAGTCCATATTTACGGATAGTCACAGCCAATAGTGCAAAGGCTGGAGCTTGCTGATCACGATATACATCTCTTGTAAACATGCACTTAATCTAACTTAAAACAATGGAATTGGCAAGAATTTAATCACCAATGCCAAATTTCAGAAACCTCCTTAGCCTCTGCTTTCCATGCCTTTAGGGCGCTAGAAAGTGGTGGTGGTGTCCGACCGGGGTAGAGGCATTCATCAAATAGCCTTATGATTCGATCATTCGGCCAATACAGGTGAACTGCATTAGGTATACTCCTCCAAACTTCGAATGCTTCTTCTGGAGTCTTAGATACAGAAGCCAACATACCCAATGCACAAGCTGGAGATCTACCGACCCCCGCAGTACAATGAACTAGCACTTTAGCATCCTCCGGTAAAGAACGTATGTAAGCGATCAAAGCTTCTATGTCTTCTTTCTGAGGTTTATCTTCATCACGCTGAGGATCAAGGTCATCGAGATCATCGAAATAACCGATATTATGACCTTTGATATTTTCAGGGAAATCAAAAGTCCTCAACTTATGTTCACTCTCTTCTTCATCCAAGCATGATATAACGTAATCGTGCTTTTCAAGTTGGGGCTTATTTTTTAGTACCCAGATATTGCCAATTGTTATGTGCATACACTAAAGAAGATCTTTGCCATTCCGATGTAAGTAAGGGAATGTAGTAACTGGTCAAACCCAAGCAACCACCAATACTTTTCAGAGTTGTCAGGCTTGAGTTTAAAATAGTTGTTGAGTTTCACCTTAGCCCAATCAATGTGGTAATGGATTACTCCTTCCCACAATGTCAAGGCAACTATCAATGCTCCAATTGCTGGAATGGTGAATAGTGAACTGAACACCGTGCAATATAGCAACAACACGAACAATGACGAGAACGTATGACACATGGCGTGATTGATCCCACCTAGATGCCCGTATGTACCTTTATTGAGATACTGATACGGACCTTGGAGAAGGAAGTCAGCTACAAAGTGCTTTAGAAACAAGAGGGTAAGAAACAGAATCATACTGGTGGATTTTTGAGGTCTACCTCGATGACATTATCAGGTGTGTTGGCAGACCTTAAACACATACCCGGAAGAATTGAAACAGGGAAATCGTAATCTTCAAACGCGGGGCTCTTGGTAAGATCAATTTCTACTGCATATAGTTCTACCCCACTCATGGAGGTAAAGCCTTTTACTATGCCGTGTATCGTACCTTCACCAGTCGAGATGATTACTTCCTCGTTGGCAGTAAATTTACTCATTGTATTTGAGTGAGAACTCAGGGTTGATAACTTTGAACGAGAATCTACCTACTGCGGGAGGTGGTGTCGGTAGGGTTAACACCACCTTATTTACAGGAGGATAAACAAAAGGTGGTTGCGATTTAATCCTCTCCTCAGCTTCGCGCATATAGCGCTGAGCTGGAGTTTCATATATACGCAACCACCTATTGAACCAATGTTTAATCAAATTCCACATCGGTGATTTTCGCGTGTTCAATCGTAGTCATGAACGATTCCCAACGGTCGATAAATTCATCTCCATTGGACGAATCTTCGAGCAGACAGTTATACGCAAGTTCAAGTCCAGCATAGAGTTCAGGCGAATTGGCAAAGTAGTAGTTCTGAACTCTGTCTCCTCGTTTACTGACAATGACCAATGAAATTCGATCACCATCCATATTGATGGCTGCTCGATCTTCGGTCTGATTATGCTCTTCAAAGCGGTCAACCAGTTCAACAAGATACTCATAGTCAAACGAGCTTGTCAGTAAAGGCTTAACCTGGATTGGTTGAGCTGTGAATGACGTGTCCGGGTTCGTCAAGAGTGTGTTTTTCAGTGTGAGTCCCATAGGGTTAGGTTGGTATGAATTCTGAGATTGTGCCGTATTTGAATTCCTTTATGAGCCAATCCATCGTCAATGTAGGTTCGTCTACATCTACGGTTAGCTCGATAAATTCATTGTTCGCTAATGGAGAACCTTCCGGCGCAAAAGGTCCTCCAGTTATAGTAGTCAACCCGCAATAACAACGGTTTAAATCTTCCTTGTGCCTGCTATAGATAATGTCCCCGCAACTAGGACACTGCAGGGCTTTTATCTGCATAGACTAATTTCAATTCAGCAATTCTGGCTAATCCTTTTTCAGACCAAGTTTCGGTGTTGAAGAATTCTTGTGTGTCATGTAGTCTTTGTATCTCCAACCAGAAGCTTGAATCATGTCCTCGATATTCAGGCTTAAGCAAGGAATCCAACACATCCTGGTCGCTGGCCTTCAAAGCTTCTTCTTCTGTAAGACTCTGTCTTGCCGCAATCTGTCTTGTGATTACACTGCCACCAACAGTATGATTGGGGTTAAAGGAAATGACAGGATTAATCTCACAACGACCAAAGGCACACATCCTACCATCAGGCAGCTTATAAGCACAAGCCGAGTATTCTCCGATTATTGCTCTATTTGAAGCGTCTTTGTAAGCTTCGTAAGTTTCGGCAATTATTTCAATTTTTGTTTTCGGCATTTAAGTTGTACCCTCCGGTTTTGAGGTGAAGGTCGAAGTTGTTTTCAATGAATGAGATCACAAGTGCAGGATCGATATCTTTATTGAAAACAATATTCGGACCATGTTGGCTGAGATAAACTGCTTTCAAGCCACCATAGTCTGTGTATTGTCTCAGACCATTACTTGTGTTCTTTCCACATTCATGACTACCACATTCCACTTCACGTTGAGACACAGTATTAACTACATCCTTAGGTTCAGCCTTCAGAGGACAGTGGAAATGCACGATGCAGTCATATCCGGGATGATCCTTGAATACTATGCGTTGAGACTGCCCTCCTACACTAGGTTTCGCACCATAGGCAACAACTGTATCTGGTCCATCTGTTTTGATTCTCACCAAGCCATTTTGTTCCAGCTCGTTGAAGTTGCTTTTGCGAATACTTGTAAGGAACTCAGTATCAGACAGCTTATGAGCAAAGTGACCAACTGTAGCATTAAGAAACGGCTTGTAAGCATTCTTAGCTACACAGTAATCTACAACTGTACGTAAGGATTTAGGGACTTCTTCAGACTTCCATGAAACTAGCTTACCATCGACGACAGTTGATTGTGTGAAGGTCAGATGACTTCTTAAGAAAGCCATGTTAACAAGATTCTGAAGTGCAACTCCTCGGTCTGTTGTTTCATGATACGCCGCTTCTTCAGGAGTGACAATCATGTTATTCCTGGTCTTGGTGTCGTTTACTAACACAAGATTACAAGAACCTTCTTTACAGAGTCTCAATCCTTTCTCATACATTTCTTGTGAGGTGGCTCCACAAGTAGTTTTGAATGCTACTAAGAAGATGTCTTTTCTCTTTTCACGGATGCTTTTGACAATCTTCTTTTGGGGACCTAAGGTCAACTGCACTTGCGCGATATTCTTTGTCTCTAAACGTGAGGCATACTTACCGATGGGGGATGAGTTCTTTGTATACCCATTCTCTGACTTTATGAACTGTGCAGTAACTCTTAATGGGTTAAAGTCAACCAGCGCGCAGTTGAAGAATACAACCTTAGTGTCTGGGTCAGCTACAATTTCCTTAACGAAGTTTTCTACGTCGTCATTAGTTTCGAGCTTATCCCCACCAGCCATCTTTGTCACAGTCAGCTCTACTTCTGCTGTAGCTTTCCAATACTGAAATGCATACCTTTCAAGTTGTGCAGCAGTGTGACCATACGCAGGAGCACAAACAGCAAAGTGGTTGGCAATGTGATGAACTGTCCCACCGCCGATTATGTGAATCTTTTTCATTGTTTACGATGATTGACGAAGCTGTAGTCTTCGGCATGTTTAAGTTTACGATACTCCTCGTTTGTGACTATAGCAGTCTCTCCAATTCGGTAACCCCAAGGTTCACGTTTACCAAAGCAAATAGCCAAGGTAGTGACCTTCTTACCGAATATAGTATGTATCTTGTGGAAAACATTTCTCTTCCTAAACGCCATTGATCCTCTGTGACGGGCTACATACTTCTTATGCTCAAGCTGTTCCAAGTATGCCCCAGATAAGATCAACGTGAAGATATTCCACGGATGATTGTGAAGGTGTTTATCTTTGTCAGCTGCAAAGATTTCATGATAGTATATCGAGAAAACATTACTTTCAAACAAGCTCCACCTTCGAAAATGGACTTTGCCGTCCTTGGCTTTTATCTCTTTTACTAGCTTCATACTTTTAAATTGGCGGAAGATATAGGGATTGAACCTATGCTACCATTTCTAGTAGGCTACGATTTAGCAAACCGACACATTACCACTCTGTCAATCTTCCTTTTTGTTCAAATCGGTCATTGAATTGTTGATTTAAACAAACTATGTTAATTAGTATGAAACAAAAAATTTTAGAGCTTAGAGCTCAAGGACTTAGTTATACTCAAATTAAAAAAGTCTTAGGTTGTTCCAAAGGCACTATAGCTTATCATTTGAATGATACTACAAAGTTTAAGACTTTACAAACAACTTCTGAGGCTAGAAAACAAAATAGCCTATTAACCAAAGTTGATAAATTCAAACATAAACGTAAAAGGAATAAGCTAAACGAACAGACTAGGGATTTTCAACGTTGTAAAAGAGGCGGAGAGAAGGACAGAACAACAACAGATTTTAGCTCCTCTGATGTGCTAGCTTTAGTTGGTGATTCCCCAAAATGTTATTTGACCGGGAGAAGTATAGACTTAACTAAACCCGGCTCCTTCCATTTTGATCATATAATTCCGGCTACAAGAGGAGGAACGAATTCAATCGACAATTTAGGCTTAGCGATAAGAGAAGCGAATCTTGCAAAAGGTACCCTGCTATTAGATGAATTTGTTGAGTTATGTAAAGAAGTCCTAACTGCACAAGGCTATATCATCCTTAGCAGGGACGCGCGTTAAACCACTCCGCCACCACACCAAATTTTAACTCCATCAAATACTTCACAGAATCGACAGAAAGAATCTCTACTACATAGCTTGACAGCTGTTTCTTCTGGATGGCCTAATGGAAGACCTTTCGGACTCACCCAGAAACCACCATCACCGAATAGCACTACACCAGTAACTATGTGGGAATCCCCATCATGTTTTGTTGCGATTGCTGCCTCGATGTAGTCATTAGTATAAATCTCGTTACCATAGTCGTCAAGCTTCCCAGTGAAGATACTTATCTGATACTCCTCATCAGAGTTCAGCGGGATTATTGGTGACCAAAGGATCTGTTTTTGTAGCCTCTTGTCGTACACTCTTAGTTTTAGCATCTTCTTTCAAGATTGATTGTTGCTTGAAGTAGCTTCTGACATTCATCAGGATCTTGCCCAACATGTTCTTTCCTTCTCGTTGACCATAGGCATCAACTCCCCAAAACGTGTCTCCCCAGTGATTCATTTCAGAGAGATACTTATCATGTGTAGATAGTAAACGACTTCGTAGAAACAGACTTGTGGAAAACTTGGAAAATACAACTGCAGACATAACATCGACTT